TTACTATGACCCTTATAATGAGAAAGACAGAGAAGTAGCTAAGAGCACATTGCCTATGGCAGTCCCCTCTTTAATTGATTCTGCTTTCCCTAACCTATAAAACTAAAGAGACTATTTATGAGTACAGAAAATTTATCGACACACCAAGAACAAGGTGAGAATCAAGAACACGTAGACGCAATGATTGCGAAAGGTGAGCAGCTTGAACAGAATAACAATCCTGATCAAGAGCAACGCCCTGAGTGGCTACCTGATAAGTTTAAAGATGCACAGCAGATGGCTGAAGCATACGCCCAACTCGAACAGAAGATGGGGTCAGGTGAAGAAGCAACACAAGAAAAAGTAGAAGCACCTACAGAAGAAGCAGAGGGTGAAAGCCCTAGTGCTGAGACTGTACAACAAGCTGTAACAGATGCAGGAGTTGACTTTAGTGCTCTACAAGGCGAATACAACGAACAAGGCGGACTCTCAGATGCTACGTATGACACGTTAGCAGAAGCAGGGTTCTCTAAGGATTTGGTAACGAGTTGGATCAAAGGGCAAGAAGCTCTTAACAGCTCTTACGAAAGTGCCGTCTACGAAAGCGCAGGTGGCAAAGAAGAGTATGCAGCAATGACTCAATGGGCAAGCGACAACCTCAGCAAAGCTGAAATCGCAGCCTATGATAAATCTGTAGACTCTGGAGACATTGAGATGGTCAAGTTGGCTATCACTGGATTACGCAGTAAGTATCAATCTGTAGAAGGATCAGACCCATCTTTAATTGGTGGACAATCTACTACCTCAACAGGCGGTAATTATGGCTCGTGGGCAGAAGTGACCGCAGCTATGAAGGATACCCGATACGAAACTGATCCAGCGTACCGTCAACAAGTTGCGAACAAACTTGCTCGCAGCAACGTAACATAGTCTCTTTGGCCTCCTTCGGGGGGCTTTTTTAATTCTAAAAGAAACAATAACACGAAAAACTTACTACCTTTGACCCGCTGCGGTGGACAATCTCAGAGAACAGATTGAGTGTTAAGTGACTGAGTAGAATAATCATTCATTTAAACATTTAACTTAAAAGGTAAAACATCATGGTATGGAATACAGGAACACAAGACGGCGTAACTAAAGTCTCTCGTCTAGGACAATCAGGCGAATCTGGAAGTAACCGAGCGTTATTTCTAAAACAATTCTCTGGTGAAGTATTAACTTCATTTGAAGAGAAAAACATTGCGATGCCTCTTCACAGAGTTCGCACAATCAATAGCGGTAAGTCTGCACAGTTCCCAAGTATTGGTGTAATTGATGCTGGTTATCATGCGGCAGGTCAAACCATTCTTGGTGACTCTGTAGCGCATAGCGAAGTAACTGTAACAGTTGACGATCTTTTAGTATCAGCAGCTTTCGTTCCTAAAATTGACGAAGCAATGAATCACTATGAAGTTCGTTCTACTTATAGTAAAGAAATGGGTAATGCCTTAGCTAACGCTGCGGATAAAAACATCTTCTCTACTATCTTAAAAGCTGCTACTACTACTGCGGGCGGTGATCAAGCTGGTTACTGGTCTTCAGCAGACTTTGATAACCTTAACATCGTTGATTCTGATTCAGGTACAAGCGGCGTTCAAGAAACTGCTGGTGTTATTGATACTAATACTAGTGCCACTATTGCAACTGGTCAACAAATTGTAGATGCTGTATTTGCAGGTTTGCAAAAGTTTGATGAGCATAACGTAAGTGGTGAGAAGTTCTTGGTGTTAACACCTGAAGCTTACTACTTGTTGTTTGGCGCACAAGCTAATACTGTTGTAACTAACTCTGCGATGAATCGTGATTTTGGTGGTAATGGTAGCGTAGCTTTAGGTCAAGCTCCTACAATTGGCGGCGTTAAAGTATTAATGTCTAACCACTTGCCAGTATCTTCACAGTCTACTCCTACTCCTTTATCTACTTCATCTAACTCTGGCGAAGCTCGTAATACAGCTTACAACGCTGGTGGTACTATTCCTAACTTGAAAGGTCTGCTCTTTACTAAAGATGCGGCTGCTACAGTTAAGTTATTGGATCTAGGTGTTGAGTCTGAGTATCAGATTGATCGTCAAGGTACATTGATGGTAGCTAAGTACGCTATGGGTCACAACGTATTACGTGGCAAATCAGCAATCGCTATTGTTTAATAGTATAATTGAGAGCACTCCTTCGGGGGTGCTTCTCTCTTTATTTTTTCATTGAGGTAAACATGACAACTCCCACAACAAAACTGGAAGCAGTAAACTCCATGCTGTCAACTATTGGTGAAGCACCGGTAAACAGTTTAACATCTGGCTTAGTAGATGCCGAGACTGCTGAGACAATTCTCAATGAAGTTTCAAGAGGTGTCCAAGCCCACGGCTGGAACTTTAACTCGGAACCAGATTACACTGTTGCTCCTGATACAGGTGGCAACGTAGTTCTTCCTACAGAAGTCCTGAGAGCAGATTTAGCTAACTCAGTAACTAAGTATAGAAGTTCTAAGACTGAATACATACAACGTGGCAATAAGATGTACGATAAAGTCAGCCACTCGTATAACATAGGCTCCTCTCTTACATTAGATGTGGTTGTCCTATTAGATTTTGAATTATGTCCTGAAGTAGCAAGACGTTACATCACTGTTAAATCTGCTCGTATCTTTCAAGAACGAGTTGTAGGTAGTGACACGCTCTCCGCTATGAACAGGAATGACGAAACAGAAGCCTTATTCGCCCTCCGAGAGATGGAAGGGGATAACGGCGATTATAACATATTCGATGATCACAGTACCGCTCGTGTATTGCATAGATCAATCGGGACAAAGGTATCTAACAATGGCTCTAGTTTCTAAGAACATCCCAAACCTCATTAATGGGGTATCACAGCAACCACCATCACTCCGTTTAGGAAGTCAAGGTGAGGCACAGGAAAACGGTTTGTCTGATGTTGTTGACGGATTGAAGAAGCGACCGCCTACAGAGTTTTTAAATAAGCTTGTTAAGTGTAATTCTAGCTGGGTATCAAGTTCAGTAGGTTCCTTAGCTCAAGGTAATTTAACTACTGGCAATGTAGAAGTTTTAACAACAGCCGAGCTGGAGGCTGCTTTTGTACATACTTACAAACGAAGTGATGATGAGCAATACACTGTAGTCATTCTTCCTGATGCTACTACTCCTATTGTACTCGTTTATGACATCTTAGGTAACTTACGCTATCACTCCGGTAAATCCAGTTGGTTGGCTGATGGATCTAATATAACCTACACAGTTAAGGGTGGTTCTGACGAGGACATAACTACATACAACAATACTGATGATACTTCATACTTAGTAGGTGTGGGTGCAACAGCTATAGATAAGTTAGCTGTAGGTGCAACCTCTGTCGCAGACGCTACTTTTATTGTGAATAAAGATAAAGTAGTTGAGATGGACTCCTTTGTCAGCCCTCAACGATCTGGTTATAATGCGCTTGTGTTTTTAAAGAGCACTAATTACGGAAGACGTTATAAGATAACACTAGAAAGTAAGTCTGGTACTTATACAGGTTCGGTTGTCGGCACTGCTAATACAGTTGATGCTTTATCAGGAAACACAAACAGTGATGTACTAAAAGTAAGTGAAACTCTCGGTACACTACGTAGCTCATTAATTACAACCGGTGGTAGTTCAATCTTTACAGCCGGTGGTCAAGAACAACAAGGCTCTCGATCAACAAGCACGACTCAGAGCATAAGAGGGTTAGGTGCTTTTACTAGCACTGGTGCTTACTACCATACAGCAGCACAAGACTTATTAGAAATTACTCTAGCTACTGCTACCTATAATGCTGACCCTACAAGGTTGATAATTGCAGTGGGTGGCACAAATGTTGATTATAATGCTGGCGGTGTACTTGGTTGGAAATACCACCCTGATCATGCAACAAATAAGAAGATTATGCTTCCTGTCAGTGTACTAGAGACAGAGCGTGAGATTGGCACCATGTCAGGTGATCGAAGGTACTTTTATAAAAGACCTCACGTAGAAATGCGACAGTTAGATGTAGACGCTAGCGGTAATGTTACTACTCTTAATACTGTTGCAGTTTCCTTGTCTCCTTTTACATATGACGAAGAACCTTTCTTTGTAATTCAGTCCCCAGAAGAGGGCTTACTAAAAGACTTTTCAATTACAGCTACCGATGATGATGGTGGTGTTAATTTAAGGGTGTTTAAAGATGCAGCGCCTACTTTCACTTCTCTACCTAATCAATGTATTGATGGGTTTAGAATAGGTGTAGTAGGGGACAACAATAAGAAAGAGGATGATTTCCACGTAGTCTTTAGCGGATCAGCAGGATCAGGCTATTGGAAGGAAAGTGTAGCGGCAGGTTTAGAGAATTACTTTGACCTATCTACAATGCCTCAAGCACTCCGACAAGATCCTGATCAAATAGGAAGTTTACGATTTTCTTTTGCTGAAGGTGATTGGGATAAAAGACAAGCGGGTGATGATAACACTAACCCCGCTCCTAGTTTTGTTGGTCAGACTATATCAGATATATTCTTCCATCGTAACCGCTTAGGTGTGTTAGCTGGTGAGAACGTCATCTTTAGTGGAGCAAGTAGTTATTTTAATTTCTGGAGAACTACAGTAAGATCTTTACTTGATTCAGATCCTATTGATATAGCGGTTAGTCAGAACGAAGTGTCTGTATTAAAAGCAGCCGTTCCTATTCAGGATAACTTATTATT